GCGCGCGAAATGTGGGACTGGTTCCTTGGAAGTTCTGTCATTGACGGCAAAACAATTCAACATTCAAAGCACCTTGGACTGTGCGAATTGCACTGGTACGCATACGGCGAGTACGGCGCGGGATACAGGTGTAGTCGCGGTGAGGGGAAACGGGGCGTCCTCATTTACACCGCCGAAAATAACGCAGGTTCGTATCAAGGCAACCCAAACTGGCTTCACTTCGAAATGGCAAACCAAACCGCAGAGGCATTTGAAGCCGCATGGCGAGCCTTGCCGAAACCATAAATCGCCCGAAGAAATCACCCTCTTCGCGCTAGACCTCGGGACTAACTGTGTTTCCCTCATTGGTTCCGAGGTCGAATCCGCCACCCAGACGCTTGCCTGTGTTACAACATCCAGACACGAACAGCGAAGGGAAACCGCTATGACCGATACACAATTCATTTACAGTTTCATAATGGGATGGGTCAGTTGCTGGCTATTCCTGAAAATGATGGCAAACCGATGATGCTTCCAACGTGGGGCTATATGCCGTTATGGTCTAAGGACAAACTAACGCTCGTCCAAATCTTCACGGATTCGGCAACAGAAGAGATCGTCAAAGTCACAGTCGCCAGAAGGCAGGCTCCCTGGATGACTTTCGCTTCGATTACAGAAGTAGAACAGGTTGATTAAGAGAATTATGGCAATCGCCCTCATCACCGCAATATCCATCGCCTCACCCGCAACAGCAGCTGCGCAACGCGACACCTTCAACAAATACAACGGCGTTCTGCCGGATCAGTATTACGACGGTCTGGCTCGTTGTGAAACTGGCGGGAACTGGAAACACTCGACGCGCTCATACACGGGCGGTCTTGGCATTTACAGAGGCACCTGGCAACGCTGGTCAGACTCCTCAAGCGCTAAAGGCAAGACCCCCGCGCAACAAGTCAAGGTCGCAGACGCAATCGCATTCAAAAGCCACATCAACCCTGACGGCACGAAAGTCTGGCGCGTCGGGCCTTGGGGATGGGGATGCCTCAAAGGGCAGAAATCGTTACAGGCGTTCATCTGCAAGTCACGACACAAGGATGTTGCAAGATGGAAGCGCGGATGCGGTATTGTCCGTAAAAGCAAATAGCAACAAGTGAGGGAAACACTATGGAATTAACAACCGACGAGATCATTGCGCGTCTCATGAATCTGTCAGTCAAACTTGACGGAGAAATGCGCTTCGACGAAGGCTCAACAGTCAGTCAGGCAATTGCCCTGATTATGACAATGCGCAACTCGGCAGAACGCTTGCGCCATCCAAGCATGAGCAACAACAACGACGAACTCAAAGCAGTCATCGAGTGGATTGTTGACCAGAAATGAGCATCGAAGATTACGAACCAGTTCAAAGCCGATTTTCACGTTTCATCGAATGGTCAGAAACACGGGAACAATTCTTCTCTGTAATCTCTGAACTTCTGTCAGCCCCAGGCGACGACATTTGCGTAATGAAAACAACCATTCTGTGCGATGGCGTCGTTGTTGCGACAGGCCATGCCGAAGAAATCAGGAATCAAGGAAATGTCAATAAGACGAGTTCTTTAGAAAACTGCGAGACAAGTTCGCTCGGCAGATGTTTATCGAATTTTCCCATGCATAACTTCTGCGGGACATCGCTTGACAAACGCCCCTCAAGGGAAGAGATGCAGAAGGTGGAACGCATGACCTCGAGACCGACAGAAGGCGGAAGCGTTATCGAACCCTCAAACCTTGCCTCAGACAAACAACTGAACATGATCCGCGCGGTATGCAAATCAATCGGGCGCACAGTCCCGAGCGGGATACAGGGCTGGACAAAAAAAGAAGCGTCCGCATTCATTGACACAATCAAAACAAACCCTCCTGCACCGGAACAAGAACCCGAAGAGGCGTTCTGATGGTTGACGTGTTGACCCTTGTCATCATGTGCGTCAGTCTGTTCATGTGCGGATTCCTCCTGGGAAAAGACATCCAACCGTGACGGTCTCCGAAAAGATATTCCAAGACCAAGTCATCAAACTGGCGCGGATGCAACAATGGCTCGTCTTCCATGCCTCACCCTCATCGCCCCGTCCAGGAATATGGCGGTCAGACGGCAACGGATTCCCTGATCTAGTTCTCGTCTCAACATCTGTGCCTTCTCGAGGAGTCATCTTCTGCGAATTAAAAGCAGCCGACGGAAAACTAAGCGCGGAACAAGAGAAGTATGCGCGGTGCCTCATCAACGCAGGAACCGAATACCACTGCTGGCGACCAAGAGACCTCGACATGATTGCAGCGCGACTTGGTCGGCAAGGCAAAGTGCAATGAAAGAACTAGTCCGAATCAGCCTCACAAAAGACGAAATGCGCCTTGCCTGCACCGGAGGAATAGAACACCGCCTCGACGCAATGTTCAGCGGTCAACCACCCAGGGACAAAACCCCATACCACCTGCAAAGATGGTGGCAATCCCACATCACAGGCTCAATCGCAGAAGTAGCAGTCTCAAAACTTCTCGGCGTTGAATGGCAATGGGAACGCAACGCAAACGGATTTGACGTCCTCGAGTACCAAGTCAGAGCAACAGAGAACGCAGACTCAACACTCGTGATCCGCAACCGAGACGACCCGAGCCACAACTTCATCTTCGCAAAAGTGCGTGAAAACCGAGTCCTGATTCAGGGATGGATTACAGGCCACGAAGTCATTGCATACGACCAACCCATTCACGGCGACTGCTGGACAATCAAGGACTACCGCCTGTACCCAATCACAGATCTTCCAGAGTTTCCGCAGCTGCTCCCCGACGGAATCATGATGTTCAAACCAAGAACACCAGGACTTGGAACAGTCACATGATTGTCGTCGCCTGGTACATCCTCCTGATAAGTATCGGGCTAGCAATCCTCCAGGGGATACGCAAGGGTTAACATGCCAACACAATTGAGAGAAGCAAGCGCGCATCATCATTTGCAGATGGTCGGAAGAACACTCGGGAACGAGGGTAGAGCAGTCTGCCCTTGGGCAACTGTGCAGCGTCCAAACGTCATAAATGAGAATGGTGACCGTCCACATGTCAAACATCCGGCAGCCAGAGATACTTACTCGAAATGCGGGGGGCGAGCAAACCACCGAACCGAACACAACGAAAGAGAGCAAGACCCCTCGGGGGGTCGCGCTAGCAGGGGGCAACCATGAGCAAAAGAACAAGTAGTCCAGAGTTCAGACGCAGACGCGCAGAACTACTCCAAGACAACCCCTTGTGCCACTGGTGCAACAAGGCACCCGCCACAGAAGCAGACCACCTGATCCCGTACGACCTCGTTGGAGACGACACCGAACTAGTCCCCGCATGCAAACCATGTAACTCAAGGCGCGGCGCACAATACATCAACGGCAACCGAACAGCACAAGCACATTCAAGAGCAGAACACCTCGGACTCGACCCAACGCAAAAACCAAAAACAAAACCAAAACAGACAGAACTTTTTTTGAAAACAGAAAAAATAAAGACCCCGTCCCCTTCCTTTCTCTTATCTGAAGGGATTCAAACCGAATCAGTTCGATGTCTCGCATCTGGGGAATTAACGCTCGGGATTGGGATGGTTCAGCCCAGGTTGGAATCGCTCACCCAGGGAAGTGGTTCTTATGGGCCTGCGGTTGCTGCATGGACGGAAAGAGTTCTTGGTCGGACTTTGTTTGACTGGCAGAAGATTGCATTGAATGGTCAGTTGACTCATGACGAGAACGGCGACCTTGTGTTTCGTGAGGCCATGTGTTCCTGCGCCAGGCAGAACGGCAAGTCCGTTGCACTTACTAGCCTTTGCGGATTCTTCCTGACGGACTGGTCAGCGATGCGCGGAAAACCAATCCACGTCCTTTCCGTTGCCAACAAACTTGATCGCGCGGTTGCAATCTTCAATGAACTTGCTCCGGTACTCGAGGCACAATTTGAAGGTCATGTCACCTGGTCGTACGGACGCAACAAAGTTGAGATGCCGAACGGCTCGACGTGGGAAGTCAGGGCTGCGACCCCGAACCTTCACGGCGGAACTTACGACCTGATTGTTGTTGACGAAATCTGGAATGTCTCGGAAGAGGTTTACTTTGACGCGCTCCGCCCGTCGCAGATTGCGGTCAAGTCTCCGCTCCTTTCCTCCTGGTCAACTTCGGGTGATGAATCTTCAAAGACAATGCAGCGTCTTCGCGAGGCAGCAATTGGCGCGATAGATCAGCAGAAACAGACGCGTCTTTACTTTGCTGAATGGAGTCTCCCGTCGGTTGACCCGAACGACGAAATCAATTGGGGCTACGCCAACCCCGCCCTCGGTCAGACCATCACCCTCGAGGCACTTCAAGCAGCTGCGGAAACTCCTGATCGTGCAGCGTTCCTCCGCGCCCACTTAAATCTGTGGGTCTCATCGGCGGACGCTTGGATTCAGCCAGGCGTCTGGGACAAGTTGTTCACAGAATTTGACTGCCCGACAGGGGGCGTCCTCGCAGTCGATTCATCAAGCGACAGTTCCAAATACGTCGGCATTAGATGCGGACTCACCGAAGAGGGCAACATCATTGCAACTGTCCAGTTCTCTACCGAGTCCCTTAAAGAAATGTGGGTGCATGTCAACAAGGCAATGGACGACGACCCGAAGTTGCGTCTGGCAATTACACCGGCACTTGACCTTCATACGCCCGAGAAGTTAGAACGGCGACGTCAAATTTTCGGCTACGCCGAGGTATTAAAATTCACGGGTCTGACGCGCTCGCTGATTCTCGAGAAACGCATCTACCACCGAGGCGAAGAACTGCTTGCAACTCATGTCAACCGCGCCGTACTTGCCCGCGCCAACGGTCAAGTCGTAATCAGTAGCCAACGCTCCCCTGGCCCCATCGAGGCAGCGCGACTTCTGGTCGTTGCAGCTGCACTTGTTTCCCGCCCGTCAAATACTGGACGCGCAGCAATGGCGTTCGGAAGGTAGTTGCATTTGCAACAAGTTTGTGGGAGACTCCAGTCGTGGCGTTCTTCTCCCGAAAAATTAAAACTGCTGAGTTTGCATCTTCGCCAATTAAAGCCGCTGCCGGTATTGGCAGAAACGGTGCCTTCCCGACGTATGGATACCTCAGCAATACATTTGAGATGGCCGCCCTTAGTCTCCCGACGGTGTCGCGGGCGAGAGACCTTCTCGCCTCGACCATCTCTGGCCTTGAGTTCCGCCAATACGTTAAGCAATGGAACGGTACTGAGTACGAAGAAATTCATGTGCCAAACGAATCGTGGATGGAAAATCCTGATCCGAAAGTTCCTCGCCAGTTCATCCTCGCAAATACGGTGACCGACCTCTGGATAAGTGGGCGCGCTTTCTGGGCCATAACTTCTCGTAATGCAACCGACGGTCGTCCAATGAGTTTCCAATGGATTCCTGCCTCGCAAGTTTCAACACCGAATCAAGAAGGCCCACAATTCTTTTCTATGCCAGACACAATCAAGTTCAACGGTGTTGACCTTGACCCGAACGAAGTTGTCACATTTCTTGCACCGACAACTGGTCTTATGTATTCAGGTCGTCGCGCAGTCAGCATCGCAACTCACCTTGACCAATACGCAGATCGTGCAGCAACCATTGAAACCGTCCCTGGTTACCTTCAACAAACTTCAGCGGGCGAGACAATGTCCGGTGAAGAACTTGGAGACCTTGCATCGCAATGGGCGCAGGCTCGTCGCGAAGGCAACGTCATTGGCGCGTTAAACAACTTCGTAAACTTTGTGGAATTTGAGCGCGACCCGTTAGCAATTAACGCAGCGCAACGCGAATACCAAGCACTTGACCTCAGCAGAATTTGCTCCGTCCCTGCATACCTTGTTTCGGCACCGACGCCAGGCGCGTCAATGACTTATCAAAACGCATCGCAAGCCCGTCAAGACCTTTGGCTTTTCGGCGCGCAAATGTACGCAAACGCAATTACTTCTCGCCTCAGCATGAACGACGTGACAAGTCGCGGACGCTTTGTTTCGTTTGACACAGACGACCTTCTAGCCGTTGGCGAAATGCACGACGCATTAGTTGAGCCAGTAGTTCCCGACCTCGAGGAGATTCCTTCATGATCAAGTTCACCGCAATCCCCATCACCCTTGATGCAGCAGCTGGAGAAGATGCACCGCGCACAATCACCGGCATCGCAGTCCCCTGGAATGTTTCAGCCAACGCCTCAGGGCAAAAGGTCATGTTTAAGCGCGGAGCCTTTGACTTGAATGCCAAGCCCGCGCGACTTCTTGAAAACCACGACGGACGCCCGATCGGAATGGTCACAGAACTTGTCGACCTTGACAACGGTCTTGGCTTCTCTGCTTCATTTGCAAAATCTAGACAAGCCGACGACGTCGTTGAACTGATTCAAATGTCCGCATACGACTCAGTTTCTGTCGGTGCCGTTCCGAAAAAATTTAAGTACGACAAAGACGGCGTCATGATTGTCTCGTCCGCTGATCTCATCGAATTGTCCGTCGTCACTACACCGGCATTTTCCGATGCGAAAATTGAAAAAATCGCTGCCTCAGAAGACGACCCAGAGGTCGAAGAAGAGTCAACCGAACCCCAACCCGACACAAGTCTCCAGGAGGAAACAATGTCACAAGAAACCCCAGAAACAGTTGAAGCCACCGCATCGGTGCCAACAGCCCTTTTCTACTCAGCCCCACGTTCACCAATTAAAACCAATGCCGATTACCTGCACCACAGCGTCCAGGCAGCATTAAACCCGAACAGCGATTCGCGTCTTTATGTTGCAGCAGCCGACGAAGCAAAAGCAAAGTTCATCCAGGCAGCGGACGACTCGTTCACGACCAACCCTGCGTTCTCGCCAGTTGCTTATGAGCGCAATGTTGTCCAGGTCAACATCGGATCACGTCCAGTTATTGACGCTTGCGGTGGTACTCGTGCCATTCCTGCAGCGGGCATGACGATCAGCATTCCAAAAATCACAACGAATGGTACGGTTGCCACCACTAGTGAAGGCGGAGCACCATCCGAGACAGGCATCGTTTCTTCGTATGTCAACGGAACCGTTGTCAAACTTGCTGGTCTTCAGCGCTGGTCAGTTGAACTTCAAGAGCGTTCAGACCCATCGTTCGCACAGATCATGCTCGACAACATGACACGCTCGTACCGCAAGGCCACAGAAGTAGCAACAATTGCTGCAATCACCGCTGGTGGTACACAGGCAACAGCAACCGCAGCATCTGCAGCCGGTATCCAGTCATTCGTTTCAACAGAATCAGCAGCTGCATATTTGGCAACTGGTGACGTCGTTGCGGCATACACCGCTGGTGTCAGCCAATGGTCACTCATGCAGAACGCAGTTGACGGCAGCAACCGCCCATTGTTCAACGCAGGACAGCCACAAAACTCCGCAGGATCAGCAGAAGCAACAACCTTGTTCGGCAATGTTCTCGGCGTTCCGTTGTACGTTTCTTCAAACATGGTGTCAACATCCATCGACGAATCAGCGTTCCTCATCGTTCCTTCAGCAATTGAAATTTTTGAATCTTCACAACTTCAACTTTCAGTGAATGTTCCGGCATCAGGCGAAATTGAGGCAATGATTTACGGCTACTTCTGCCCGATCGTTACGATCGCTGGCGGTCTCCGTCGCTTCAACCTCACCTGATCCACAACTAGAAGAAGACTGGCAGAACAATGGCTACTTACGATCTCGCGTTTCATACGCGCCTCGATGGGTACGCCATTTTTCAGACTTTTGTTGAGACTGGCATCCAAGTCGGAGACTCCGTGGTAATCGCAGGCGCAGGCCACGGATTCTCTGCAACGGCAACCATTGTTTCAACACAAGACTTCGAGTTCATCGGGGTATCAGACCAGGGCGACCTTCTCTTTGACTCCGATGTAATTCGTCTTTACCAGTTTCTTTATGTCAACGCAGGCTCAGACTTCCCTCGAGACACCGCCACAGGCACAGTAACTTTTACGCCTTCTGTGTCTTGGTGCAATTCAAGTGACGTAACCAGTTGGCTCGGCATCGACGTCGCTTCGGCGAACGATACGGCCTTCGTGACTGTCTGCGTTAACGCTGCAAACAACTACATCTTTCGCAAGCGTCGCGAAGCGGGCTACACCGATTCGCAATCCACGGTGCCAGGTGCCGACGTCAAACTCGGCACAATCATGTACGCAGCAACCCTCTACCGTGAGCGCGGATCAGCAGACTCCTTTGCCTCCTTTGACTCAATGTCTTCAATCCCCATCCCGTCAACTATGGGACGCATCATGGCTCTCATTGGCTGCGGAAGGCCACAGGTTGCGTAATGGCTGCAACAGGAATCCTCGTCGACGCAGTCAACGCAATCAAAACACAACTGACCGCGCTTGGTCTTAAACCCGTCACAGATCCCCGAAACGCGCGCCCAATGTCCGTCATGATTGAACTCCCCGTCATGACATCCTTCACATACAACATCGGCGACTTTCGGATTCCCGTCCGCATCCTTGCAGCGCCCCCAGGCAACCAAGACAGCGGAGACTATTTGATGTCAACAGTTGACACCATCATGAACTCGTCCATCGCAGTTACAGACGCCCGTCCAGGCAATGCAAACTACGGCGGGCAAGACATACCCACATACGACCTCACGGTGGCAATCGCCGTGAAGAGAAACTAAGGAGCCACCAATGGCAACAACAACATTCCTGTCAGGTGCAACCTGCAACATCACTCCAACTGGCGGATCAGTAATTGACGTCAGCGATCAACTTTCTAAATGTGAAGTAATGGTGGGCTTCGAGCTTCTCGAGTCAACTTCGCTGGCTGATACTGGTCGACAGGCAACAAAAGGCCTCCAATCGGTGGCAGTTAACCTCGACCTGTATCTCTCATACGGCGTCGGAGAAATCGAAACACTTCTTGCAGCAATCGTTGCAGCAGGTTCATGCACAATCGTTGTCTCCCCTTCTGGCACAACCGAAGGTCCAAGCAACCCCGAATACACGATTACCACCTGCACATTGGATGCTGCTCCGGTCATTATGTCGTCCATCGGCACCCTTGCCGTAGCCTCAGTCAGTTTCACTAACGGCACCTGGGTCCGAGACATCGTCTAAAAAATAGAAGAGGGAAACAAATGAAAATCCGACTACAAGTAACACCGATTGAAGGCGACCCTTATGAATGCGAAACGAATCTTTTCGTTGTCGTGGCATGGGAACGCAAATTCAAACGACAGGCATCCAGTCTTGCAAACGGCATCGGCGCAGAAGACCTTGCATTCTTTGCATTCGAATCTGCACGAGCTGCGGGAATCACAACCCCGCTCGCCTTCGACGAATTCATCAAGAAAACAAAATCTATCGAGGTCGTGTCGGAGGATGCTCCAAGTTTTACAGAAGCGGCAGTTTCCGACGCTCACTAGCGGAGGTTCTTGTCGCGACTGGATACTGGACACCCGACATCCCATTCGACACAGACGATCTCTTCACGGTTGTTGACGTGTTGAACGAACAACAAAAAGCACAAAGGAGCAGACGATGACAACAAATACTTCACTTGAAGTCGTCGGTGTTCGTGACGCTATTCGTTCGCTCAACAAAATTGAGCCTGGACTGCGTAAACAGTTCACCGCCGACGCAACCCGTATTGCTCAACCTGCAATCCAAGAAGTTCAGAAGAGTTACACGAAAGTTCCTCTGTCTGGTATGGCGCGCAAATGGGAACAAGCCAACAAGAAGATATTTCCGTTCTCTGTGGCAAAGGCAGTTTCTGGAGTCAAGTTAAAGGTTGACGCTTCTCGAGAAGCAACTTCCCTGATCTACATAACCCAGACCAATGTCGCAGCAGCCGTCTTTGAAGCAGCGGGACGCGCCAATCAAAACCGCCTCGGGGATTCCCTTGGGCAGTTGCGTCCGAACCATACGCGCATTCTTGGGCCTGCCGTGTTTCGCAAGCGTCGCGAGATTGAAGGCGAAATGCTTCGCGCCACTAATGAAGTAAAAGCCCGCGTTGAAAGAGAACTCAAATGACAATCGCAATCCCAATCGTCACGTCATTCGATGGCAAAGGAATCTCATCCGCCGTTAAGGAATTCAAAAATCTGGAGACCAATGGCGAGAAGGCGCAGTTTGCAATTAAAAAGGCAGCCGTTCCCGCAGCTGCTGCACTCGCAGGTCTTACCGCTGCACTTGGATCAGCAGTAAAGGGTGCAATTGAAGATGCAGCCGCGCAGGACAAACTTGCCGAACAGATTCGACGCACCACAGGCGCAACAGACGCCCAAATCACTGCCAACGAAGACTGGATTAGCGTCCAGGGCAGATTGCTTGGAGTAACTGACGACGAACTTCGTCCGGCACTTGGCGGTCTTGTTCGGGCAACTGGTTCAATCACTAAGGCGCAGGAGTTGGCATCGGCGGCTATGGATATCTCCAGTGCCAAGGGTCTCAGCCTCGAGGCAACCACAAAAGCATTGGAACGGGCATACGGAGGCAACATGACCGCCCTTGCAAAACTGTCTCCAGAACTTCGCGACATGATCAAGGGGGGCGCAACCCTGGACGAAGTCATGCAAGCAATGTCCAAGACCTTCGGCGGTGCAGCATCAGACGCAGCCGAAACCACCGCAGGCAAATTTGCCAGAATGAAACTTGCCCTCGACGAAACAAAAGAGTCAATCGGCGCGTCGCTTATGCCAGTCGTTGAAGCAATTGTTCCCATCCTTCAAAAGTTTTCTGATTGGGCTGCAAAACATCCCGAGGTCTTCACAGTTCTTGCCGGTGCATTAGCAGCAGTTGCCGCAGCAATAGTTGCAATCAACATTGCAATGAGCATCAACCCAATCACCGCAATCGCAATCGGTATCGGTGCAGTCGCAGCAGCTGCGGTCATTGCATACAAGAAATTTGAAACATTCCGCACAATCGTTGACGCGCTATTCGGGGCAGTTCGCTGGTGGATCAGCAACGTCACAATCCCTCTCTTTCAAGGTCTGCTCGGCGCAGCAACATTTGTCTTCAAAGCAATTGCTGCAATCTGGAACAACACCGTCGGCAAATTGGCATTCACCATTCCAGACTGGGTGCCTTTGCTCGGTGGC